ATTATGCTCACAAGTCACTTTTTGAGACCCCCTTTTTCAAATCTTTCTTTCGGATCTTTTTTTTGGACATAAAAAAAATGTCCAAAATCAAAAAAAAAATTTCAAATTTGGGTGAAAAAGTGTAGAAAGCTAGGAGTTGGACATTTCTTATGAATTATCATTTTCCGCCTCTTTTGTGACTGAATATCTAGACAAAAACTATAAGATTTGATAAATTTGAGACCATTATGCTGCCGATTAGTGCCGACTTTTTGGCCGGGTTTATGCTCTTAGATGGCATATAAAGTATGAAATAATTGTGACCATATATGCTCACAAAATAACATGCATATTCGTTGTCTACCAGACGATTAAAATTTCCTTACAACTGGCATCTTGGCCAAATAAATACATACATTTGACTTTGGTTATGGTAATATCGACATCAATTAGAATCGCTTTTAAACACTCTATTATCGCCTGATCACTCTTTTTATTAAGAATCTCGAATCGGTTAACAGATGTGCTGTATGTATGCTTGTAACTGGTTTCTTTATCTTGGATGCTCGCTTTATGAATCACTTTGCCTACAATTTCCTGTATTTCGGCTTCAAAATTACGATCTATTAGCTCTTGATGTAAGCCTTTCAGTTGTATTTTTGTATACGTTTGCTGACATAATATAAGATCAATTAGACCTAGAATGATAAATATGATTTTTGACATCTTAATTATTTGTTTGTTATAATATTACTAAGAATGGTAATATTATATTCAATTTTTTATTTTTTTGCTTTATCGATTTGCTTATGTAGCGTAAGCCAAACCGCAGTTGCCACCAATAAAGATCACTTGATTGATTCGCTCTTCAAACAAAGTCATGTTAAAATTGTAATCATAAATGCGCCAAGTTGGTTTATTGATACCGATAATATCACCGGTTGCAGGATCACAAATCGTCAAACTTTGTGCCAATGGATCTACAGGCGGAATAATCGTGGTAAATTCTAGCTCAATTTGATTGAATCGGCTCATATTCATTGCACCAGATGGCTGCAAATCAGCATTACTAGAATTTAAACAAAAGTTATAGCAATAAAGTCCTGGTGGCGCATTACCAGTAGTTCTGGTATATTTTTCTATGTAATTATAAATGCCTGCTGGCTGTATGTTCTCACGATAAGATCCATCTAACAAAATACCTAAAACAACCAAAATATACTTGTCATTTTCTGGAGTATAAGTGGGAGTAATTAATAAGCCAGTTAAGTTACCATTTGGATTCACTCCGGGACCGATATTTACTGGAACTGGTTGATTTTGGGCATTTGTTCGATAAACTGTATAATCTCCGGCTGATGGCGCAGGTATTACATCTTGTGGCATATAATTGTAAGGCCAATTGGTATAATTAGACCATTCATTACGTAAATTAACGTCGCTTCGCTGGAAATAGAACATCCAATTAGCAACCATTCCTAGCGAATCAAGCTCAACCTTGTTAGGTCCAGTGACATTGTAAAATATTTGTTCATGGACCTGTTTGATTAAATATTTCTGCTCTTCTAATGCAAATACACGTTCTTCTTCATTAGATAAAAAACAATATGTGCAATTTAAATGCACATCGGCATTCCATAGGGTTCTTAAATCAGAATAGGAATTGATGCCAATATTGATGTCGGGGGGTGGCTGCAAGAATCGATAAAATTGCATATACCAAGCATTAAAATTGGGGGCTATATATGGAAAATTAAAGACAGAATCAAATACATCACGAATTTGAAATAGTTGATTAATTGGTCTTAAAGTCACATTAATGTGTAACTCATTGTATTGAAGCGATGTGAGAGGGAATGCCATCTGTGTTTTAAGACCGAACCAGTTATTCAGTGGAATGTATAAAATGCGACCTCTAATAGATGGCTCTGGTCCGGCTAATGCAGAACTATAATAAGCATTTGGATAAGAGTTAACCCGAGATCCGGCATTGGCAGGATCATTAAGTTCAGGAATGTTACCAATCATTTCGTCAAATAAACGTTTTTTATCAGTATTAAAGTCACGCTGAACGGCAGCTAACAAATAATCACCAGAATACTCTTGAAGAGTGTAATTTCCACATGTGATACTAATTTTAGAAATCATTTTCGCCCCTAAATTTTGTATCCATTTGAATTCATACGGGACCCAATTTTCACTATTGGTATTTTGTTCAGTAGTGGCATTACTAGGATCTTGTGGAGGTAAAATGGGACTCCAAATATTAGGAAGAGCGACAGAAAGATAACAATCCATTAGCAAGTCAGCATATCGAGGAATTTTAAAAGTATAAGTGGATTCTTCTGAGAGCCGTAATGTTTTAGAACCTTCAAAATCAACTCTGAATTTTTGTAAACCGAAATTTGTATATTGTGCAAAAGTGCATTTAAAAAATGTTTTTGAAGGGTTACCATTTAAGATAATATTTTGTTGCCCTTGGGAAACTAATTGCATTAAACCACCGGCCATAATTAGTATATATTGTTATTATTTTTTAATTCTTTATTTGAGTATATTATATAAAAAGTAAAAAGTAAAAGTAAAAATATTATATTAATATAAATATATGTCTGGAACAGGAACAGGAACAGAAGCTATAAAAGAAGGATTCAATGCATTAAAAAACATGCAAGAAGGCGCAGCATTAAAAGCATTTTCAATTGTAACAACATTCATAATATTAATAGCATTTATGGTTTATTTTTATTACTCAGGAACTTTATTTTCGGATGGCATGAAGGTCAGAGATTGCAAATACATGGATGACATGTTTGGAACATTAAATGGCAAGATAAGATCTATTGATACTAACAATGAATCATATCAATATTCTCTCAGAGATTATTATATTAAATCGGCTTATAATTGTTGTTCAGGGGGTAATTACAAAAATGGATATGTGAATTCGTGTGTATTAAAAGATCTAATTAAGCAAGGTGTAAGAGGTTTAGATTTCGAAGTGTATTCCATTGATGACCAGCCAGTTGTAGCAACTTCTACATCAGATAGTTATTGCATAAAGGAAACTTTTAATTCAGTGCCATTTGGTGATGTGCTAAATATCATACGAGATTATGCCTTTGCTAGCTCTACCGCGCCAAATCCATTCGATCCTATTATTTTACATCTTCGTATAAAGAGCTCTAACAAACCGATGTATGACAATTTTGCCAAGTTATTGGAAAGTCATAATGATATGTTAATGGGAAAAAAATATAGTTTTGAATATCATGGTAAGAATTTTGGTTCAGTTGAATTGCCGGAAATGGCAGGGAAGGTAGTGATAATTGTAGACAGAAGCAATCTTGCATTTATGGAGTCAGAAGCATTTTATGAATATGTAAATATGACAAGTAATTCGATTTTTATGCGTGCGCTACATTATTATGATATAATAAATGCACCTGATATGGTAGAACTGATTGAATATAATAAGCTAAACATGACAATAGGAATGCCGGACAAAGGTTCAAATCCAGAGAATCCTAGTTCAATTACAATGCGAACTTATGGGGTCCAGATGTTGGCGATGAGATATCAAACAGTGGATACCAATTTGGAGGAAAATGACTTATTTTTTAATGAAGCAGGACGTGCGTTTGTTTTGAAACCGGAGAAGCTGCGCTACATTCCGGAAGTAATACCAGATCCACCGGCACAGGATCCGAATGTGTCTTTTGCTACTCGTGAAGTAAAATCAGACTTTTATCAGTTTGAAATATAATGACCAGAGATTTAATTTAATTGACAAAAATTTAAATACTTAAAAAGTTTCTACTTAAAGATAAAAATATTTATATATGTAATGCTACAAAACTATGGGAAAACCATGTATATAGATTCAACATATTGTAAAACTGAATTATGTCAAATTGGTAGTGAAATGAATACAGATAAAGCTCCATTTGCATTAAATAGTGTTTGTTGTCAGCATAGAAAAGGTTATACTGCAGTATATTCAATGTTGTTTTCAAAATATAAGAATACGAATTTAAATTTTGCTGAAATAGGCATAGAAGCAGGAGCAAGTCTTTTAACTTGGAATAATTTTTTTTCTGAAAAGTGTAATATTTATGCATTTGAATTTGAAAAACAAAAGATAGAAAATGCAAAGAATTTAAATTTAAAAAATACTAAATTTGTCCATACTGATGTTAATAATATTGAATATCTTGATTCATCGTTTAAGGAAACGAATGCAATGTTTGATATAATTATTGATGACAGCACTCATATTATTGAACACCAGAACAATATTATAAACACAGTTTCGAAATATTTAAATCCAGGTGGTATGTTAATAATTGAAGATATTTATAGAAACCAACATATAAATAGTTATGTTATTGATACAGACATATGGGAATTTCATACATTTATTATTTGTCATCATCAAAATAGAAATTGTTTTAATAACGATAAGATTTTATATTTAATAAAAAAATAATATCTAAAGGTGTAAATATAAATAAAGCTTAAATATAATTTATTAATGAATATAAATATCAAAATAATGGCAAACATGGAAAAACTAGTAAGCCGAATAGTAATTATTTGGATTGTGATCATATCAATAACTATAAGCAGTTTATATAATCATATGAATGAGACAGGTGCAAATTATTACAGATTTGGACCACATGATGATTTTTTAATAATAGGAATACAGATTAATACAACAGGGAAATATTTTACGGTTGTATTATATTGTTTTATAAATAGTTTAATAAGAACTAGCATTCATAATGTATTGAGTCCATGGTTAATAAATAGCGTGCAAGATATTAATATTGTTAAACCAAAACAAATCAGAGGATTCGCATATGAAGTAACTAATGTTGTAACTATTTATAATTGGGTTGATTGGTATGTATATATGAATTTATTGTTAGCTCAAGTAGATTTATTTTTAACCGAAATGTTTGCCGATGTTTTAATGTCAGTCCTAACAACTTATTATTATTTAAATACCGAACCAGAAAAAGAAAAAGAAATAGAAGATGAACCGATAACTACAACAAACCCTATGATTTTAGATGAAGAAATATATGAAATATAATATTTAAAAACTTAATATTTAAAAACTACTTAGAACTTTAATATAATATAATATAATATAGTATAATGGGTAATTTTTTAAATAATATGATTAAATCGAGAAAAGAATGGTTGAAAAAGCCAAATCCTATTCCAGATAGAGCGAGATATTTAAATGCAAATTTAAATACCAATTTAGTTGTAGAAACAGAAGTGAAAACAGAAGTGAAAACAGAAGTAGGATCAGAAATGAAAACAGAAACAGAAGTAGAAACAAAAACAGAAGTGAAAACAGAAGTAGGATCAGAAGTAGAAACAGAAGTGAAAACAGAAGTAGACGTAGAAACAGAAGTAGAAACAGAAGTGAAAACAGAAGTAGAAACAAAAACAGAAGTAGAAACAGAAGTGAAAACAGAAGTAGAAGTAGAAGTGAAAACAGAAGTAGACGTAGAAGTGAAAACAGAAG